GACAAGTTTGACTGGATCACGATGGCGAATAATTTCAAGCAGTCGAGTGTTCTGTGGAGCAATATTTCCCGCAAGTTGGAAGAGCAACTAGCCGTGCCACCTTCTGGACGGAAGGACTGTGGGACGTTTCTGAAATACATCAAGCAGGATATCACTGCGGTCTCCTCTACGAATTACATGATTCCGAAAGATATTCGGACAAAGTGCATGGAGAAGTTCGGAAAGGTTCCTCATTTTGATGTCCCCGATATCTGTGGGCAGGTGGAGCACACGAGCATTTATGTCGGAGAATCGAACAAGGTTCCTCTTCTCCAACCTCCACCGGGACATGTGACAGTTTAGAAGTATCTTACTCTACGAACATATAATGGAGAAACTCGCATCCTATGTTCGGCAGAATGAACCCCTGGGCGGCGAACCGAAACTCGTGTATAATCGAATGGTCCGTCTAATGTTGGACTGGATGGACTCCCACCGCCCTCGTGATCTCAAAGTGTTTTTGGCACAGGAGGGGAAGGAGTACCCTCTTCTTCTGCGCCATCTGGAAGACAAACTTGGACTCTCTGAAGTCATTCTAGATCGCGACCTTTTTCTACTTGCGTGGGATGCGCGCATTCCGCTTTGACCTGGATCGACGTTTCACCGATACTGTCATGCGCCCTTTTCCATACCGAAGAGCAGGAGCCCCTGGAGCACCTACAACCCTTGCCGCCACACCTCGATCGAGCATTGGCGCCAATGTCCTGGGAATCAACTCATTATAAACATGAACCGCACCCTGCACTGGGTCAAAGGTTTTCAAGTTAGGATTCGATGCAAATGCCGGCGATATCGTGTCTATTCTCTGCCGGAACTTTGCAGCCAGTTGGGGAATCTCTGTATCTACATCTCCGAGAGGGAGTTTTTTCATGGAGTAGTCATCATTGTTCCACAACCAATCGCGTTGTCCTGCTAGCTGACCAAGACCTTCAAGACCTACCTCATAAAGAACTTCGGACGGTTGCATCGTATGCGGATCTTCGGAAAACTCCATCTTCCGCGCACGACCGAAATCAATGATAAACACCTTGCCGCGGGAGTAGGTTCCTGCAACAGTGCTGCTTGCAAATTGTCCGATATCGTCTGAAATCATGACGTTATGGGTATGTGAATCGCCCTGGCTGTATCCATAATCCACTGCGAGAACATAGAACGCATATCGAGCATGAGCTACCGCTGACGCCTTTTCTTGAAGGGATACAGCTGGATCTGCCAGGATATCCCCGAGCGTCCGGTAACGTTCAGCCGACTGCATCATTGTAACACCAAGTTCCGTTGCTCCCGCTTTGACTGCTGCGCTTACGTGGGCATCGAGTCCTGGGAACTGCTTTACCAATTCAATACCATCACTTGTCTCAAGAGGTCGCAGCAATGGCTCGCGGAACAGCACTGGGGGTATAATGGGTTCGCCAGCCAAGAACTTGGAGTCGTACAGGTCGTACTGGATATGTGACTCTTTGCGGAATCCATCGACGGTATCCGTCCTCTTCGGTAGTTTCAACCCCTTTTCGCTGAATATAGAAAACTCAGTGGATACGTTTGACAAAAAGCCGATCTTGAAGATGAAATGGCGTACCTCCTGAAAACATGGGCGAGCCAACACGTTCGGAGGAGCCTTCATAGACTTGGGATCACATGCGATATTGTCGGGGTCCTTGCATGCACACGTGGTAAAATCGTGTTTATAGACGGGCGAGGGGATTCCGGGATTCAGGGTTGCCTTATAGACAAACCCGTAGAGGCTTCCATCGCTCAGAAGATCTACCTTTGCATGGCTGACGATATAGAAGAAGATAACCCCCTTTGATGGCTCTTCTACCAACATCTTCTGTCCGAGCGGGGAGAGAACAAAGCCGCCTTTGGTGGGACCACGTTTAATGCTCACCTCCATCTTGTTCAATAAACCAGAAATATTCGGTAAGAACGGATCGCCAAAGATATTACGAGATAGACTAATAAGAATACAATGTCGATTGTAGGCGTTCAGTTTGGCATCATGTCTCCCGAGGAGATCCTCCGGAGGTCTGTTGTCGAGGTCGTAACCGATAAGACGCATCAGGGCAACAATCCCGTCCCGGGTGGCGTGTTTGACCAGCGTCTTGGTGTCATCGAGAGCGGCAAGGTCTGCCCCACGTGCAAACATACCAACTTACAATGCCAGGGCCATTTCGGGCACATCACGCTCGCTCGCCCCGTCTATCTCTACCAGTTCCTTGATCACACTGTCAAGACCCTCAACTGCGTGTGCATCAACTGCTCTACGCTGTACATTGCAGGCATGTCTGGGTTCAACGAGGAGGCCTACCTGAACTCCGAGCTGAAGGGCATGGAGCGCCTCGCCGATATCCGCAAGCAGTCGGTGGATTTCGTCACCAAGTTCGCCAAGAAGGAGAACCCCGTGTGCGGAACCTGCGGTACCCAGATGCTCAAGAAGGTGGAGAAGATCCAAGGTACGGTTTGCACGCTCCAGGGCAAGCTTGCGGGTAAGGAGGAGGAGACCGTCGCTCTCCAGTCCGAGATGGTTCTCCGTTGCTTCCAGCGCATGACGGACAACACGGTCAAGATCCTCGGCTTTGACCCTAAGTTCTCCCACCCTGCCTGGATGGTCTGTACCGTTCTTGCTGTGCCTCCGCTGACGGTGCGCCCGCCAGTGATGATGGACGACAACCAGCGCATGGACGACGATCTGTCGCACAAGCTGATTGATATCGTGCGCAACAATCAGGAGCTCCGCAAGCAGATCGACAAAGGCGCTCCTCGCGACTACATTATGAAGCATACCGAGATGCTGGAGTTTGATGTCGCGACCTACGTGGATAACGATATCAAGGGCATGGCTCCGGCGGCTCAGCGCTCTGGCCGCCCCCTCAAGACGCTCAAGTCGCGTCTCGGTGCGAAGACGGGTCGTGTGCGCGGCAACCTCATGGGCAAGCGCGTGGATTTCTCTGCGCGTTCCGTGATTACGCCCGACGCCAACATTGACGTGGATGAGCTCGGTGTTCCCGAGGAGATTGCGCGCAACCTCACCAAGCCCGAGATTGTGACGCCTCACAATCGCGACCGCCTCATGTCGTACGTCCGCAACGGCACCAAGTATCCCGGTGCCAAGTCCGTGTTCCTGAAGGAGGAGAAGCGCATGATGTCTTTGAAATACATGAATCCCGATATGATTGATCTTCACGAGGGCGATATCGTGCATCGTCACATGATCGACGGCGACAACGTGCTATTCAACCGACAGCCATCCCTACACAAGGGCTCGATGGAGTGCCACCGCGTCAAGGTGCTGCCCTACTCCACGTTCCGCCTGAACGTGTCAGCCACTAAGCCGTACAATGCTGATTTCGATGGTGACGAGATGAATCTCCACCTCCCGCAGTCCATTGCAGCGGAGACCGAGCTCCAGCAGCTGGCCTCTGTCCTCCGCCTCATCATCAGTCCCCGCGAGAACTCCCCCATCATTCAGATGGTGCAGGATACGCTGACGGGCGCCTTCCGCATCTCGGATCCTCGCGTGAAGATCCCCGAGCACCTGGCGATGAATATCATGTCCCGCCTGAAGAAGCCCATGAGCGCCTACAAGCGCACGGGCGCCGACCGCACGGGCATGGAAGTTATCTCGGGCGCATTCCCCCTGATGAACTTTGACGAGCGTGTCACCATCAAGAACGGTCAGCTGGTCAAGGGTCGGCTGAAGAAGGGTGCGTTCAACACCACCTCAGAGGGTGTCCTCCACGTCCTCTACAACGACTTTGGCTACAAGCGCTGCGGTCAGTTCATCAACGAGGTGCAGTCGATCGTCACTAAGTTCAATATGCACACAGGATTCTCCACCGGTGCATCAGATCTCATTTCGAACAAGGAGACCACCGATTTCGTGGCGAGCACACTGGCACAGGGTCGTGCGGAGGTCCGCGAACTGCTGGCCAACGTCCATTCCGGTCGGTTTGTGAATATCAGTAGCCGCGAGAACGGCGAGGAGCTCGAGAACCAGATTATCAACATTCTCAAGAATGTCTCAGCCAAGATCTCGGGTCGTGTGATGGAGTCTCTGCCCCGCGATAACCGCCTCGTACAGATGGTCGAGTCGGGCGCGAAAGGCTCAGACCTCAACATGACGCAGATGGTTGCCCTGCTGGGGCAGCAGATTGTGGATGGTAAGCGTATCCAGAACACGCTGAAGGATCGCACACTCCCCCACTTCACCAAGTTCGACGATGGCGCTGAGTCTCGTGGCTTTGTCGAGTCCTCGTTCGTGCAGGGTCTGCGCCCAGCCGAGTACTTCTTCCACGCCATGGGCGGTCGTGAAGGTCTCATTGATACCGCCGTCAAGACCTCCGATACGGGCTACATCCAGCGCCGTATGATGAAGACGATGGAAGATATGCACGTCACCTATGACGGGACGGTGCGCAACAATATGGGTACAATCATCCAGTACCGCTACGGCGAGGACGGCGTGGAGTCGATTCAGGTGGAAGCTCAGCCGATCCGTCTGGCAATCATGACGCTGGAGGATATTTACAAGATGTTTGGTCTAAATCTGGCCGAACTGAACCCCCTCCTCGTGGAGGCGGTGAGCGAGGCTCCCGATCTGGTAGAGGACATTATCGCCGACCGCGAGATGCTAGTGCGCGACGTCTTCATGTTCATGAACACGGACAAGGTGCTGGCGCCCGTCCATCTCAAACGCCTGGTGGAGAAGTACCGCAATCCGTACTCGACCCGCTCGGACCTGACTCCGGCGTATGTGGTGGAGCAGCTGACCGCCATCATGAAGGAGCCGTGGATCGCCCCCAATCGCGTGTTCCACTGCCTCCTCCGCTACTACCTAGCTCCGCGGCGCTCGATCATCGAGTACCGCTTCACGAAGGAGATCTTCGACGAGCTGATTCGCGAAGTCCGCTTCCGCTACCTCAAGAGCTTGGTGCATCCGGGCGAGATGGTGGGTGCGCTCGCTGCACAGTCGGTGGGTGAGCCGGTGACGCAGCTGACCCTGAACACTTTCCACTCAGCCGGTACGGTCAAGGCCGGTGCCACGCAGGGTGTCCCGCGTATCCACGAGCTGCTGAGCGTGACGCGCAACCCTAAGAACCCCCTGAACTTCGTGTATCTGGACTCGTCGATTGCCGAGACGAAGGAGAAGGCGATCATGCTGTCTCGTGAGATCCAGCGGACGACGCTGCGCGATATCACCACAGCTGTTCGTATGTACTATGACACGGCTCCCCTGAGCCCTGACTCGGTGGTGGCCGAGGACCGCGAGATTCTAGAGACGTTCCGTCTGTTCTCTGTGAGCAACGGCGCCGAGTGTGCGTCTCCCTGGATTATGCGCCTGGAGCTGAGCACGACAGAGATGGCGGCTCGGTACATCCACGACCTGGTAGGTATCCAGAGCGCGATCGAGCGTGCGGGTCTGAACATCCTGCACTGCGTCTATACCAACAAGGACGTGGATGACAAGAGTGTGGTCATGCGCATCGTGTTCCCCGAGGATGTGGTCAAGGATCTCCTGACTCTCCGGTTCCTGGAAGAGCGTGTTCTGGATGTCGTGGTGGTCGGCATTGAGGGCGTGGGGCGTGTGTATCCCCGTGAGGTGAATAAGGAGCTGTCGTGGGACAATGCCACATCCACCTACATCTGCAAGAAGCAGTATGTCTTGGATGTGGAGGGCACCAATCTGTACGAGCTGCTGGTGCGTGACGACGTGGATCCTACGCGCACCTTCTCGAACGATATCCACGAGGTGTATGATGTCTTCGGCATCGAAGCTGCACGCTACGCCCTCTACGCAGAATTCACCGAGGTATTTGACGCTGCGGGTGCATACGTCAATTACCACCACATGGCAGTACTCCTGGACTCTATGACCTACCAGGGTCGCCTGGTGTCGGTGGATCGCTTCGGTATCGGCAAGCACGCCAACGGTGTCCTAGCCAACTCGTCGTTCGAGGAGACCTCGAAGCACCTGTTCAATGCTGCGGTCTCGGCGGAGTATGACCCCATGCAGGGTGTGTCGGCGAACATCATGTTCGGACAGAAGCCCCCGTGCGGTACGGGTCTGGTGGATATCCTGCTGGATGAGACCCGGCTGCAGGAGGGTGGCGAGGAAGATACCTTCTACGACTACCGCGCAGACGTGAAGGCGCGCACAGCGGATGTCAAGAAGAAGGCAGAGGAGGAAGCGGGTGCGACCGAGTGCAAGTTGGAGGATATTACGATGTGGTAGCACTATATACTCAAAGGGAATGTGGAAAGCCTCGGACGGTATTGGCGGTATCGAAGTCCTGGAAGTGATGGGAAATGACCTCACAGTGGTGAATGCCGCTCGCGTATCGTTTGCAAAGGAGTCGCACGACTTCTCGGGTGCTGACGAGAAACTTGTTCGTTACCTTGCGAATCATAACCACGTGACCCCATTTTTTCACCCCCAGATTCGTCTTCGGATCAAGATGCCAATCTTTGTTGCGCGTGAATGGTTCCGTCATCAGATCGGGTTTGCGCGTAACGAGGTATCTCGGAGGTACGTGGATTCTACTCCCGAAGTATGGACTCCTGCACCATCCGATCTTCGTGAGCGCGACCCTAAGGTCAAGCAGGGAAGTCTAGCGACGCCCGTTGATAATTCCGAGGCTATTTCAGAGGAGATTCGCGAGCGCAACAACGGGATGGTGGTGTATTATCAGAGCCTACTTGACCGAGGAGTAGCACCGGAAATCGCTCGGGGCGTACTTCCTCAGGGCATGTACACCGAGTTCATAGAGACGGGATCGCTTGCTGCGTATGCTCGTCTCGTAGGACTGCGCACAGATCCTAGCGCACAGCGAGAGATCCAGTCGTATGCCCACGGACTTGTAAGTCTTCTCCGTCCGTACTTTCCTGTCTCATGGAGTGCTCTAACAAAAACGGAAATACCCCCAGCTGTGAAGCCCGATATCTCATATACCTGCAATGTCCGCTACTTCCGAGACTGTGACAGCCGTTTCCGAGAAGTTTCAGTACGGACAACAAGTGAAGTTCGAGATTGTGGATGTCATCCACATGTTCAAGACCTCAAAGAGCCTTGTCCAGTATGCCAAGACGCGTCACCACGGCAACATTCTGTTGATGGACGATGAGATTCAGTATTCGACGCAGGACGAACATCGGTACCATGAAATGCTGGTCAGCCCAGTCTTTGATGGTCCTGGAAAGTACAAGGATATTCTGATCCTGGGCGGTGGCGATGGTCTGGCGGCAAGGACGATGTATGACACTATTGGGCAACAGACTATCAACTCGGTGACGATTGTGGATTGGGATCCCGAGTTTGTGGAGTTTGCGAAGATCCTCCCAGAGTCTGGCGGAGCGCTAACTGATCCACGGACTCTGCTGGTGTTTGAGGATGCACTGGACTTTGTCAAGAAGGGTGGGCGGAAGTACGATGCAATCTTGATGGATCTCCCCGATCCTGATGGGGTTGAAATGGAGAATCTCTATCGTTATATTCTGTACGCGCTACCTCCACTCTGCAAGCAAGACTGCATTGTGGTGTCCCACGTAGGTCCAGTGAGTCTGGACAATCATCATCCGTGCTGGGACTTCATCAGGCTGTTTCATGACAACATGATGGAGACTCTCGAGTATCCGGAGATTACATTGAATACGCGCTACATTCCTTCGTATGCGCATGAATGGGCGGTGATGTCAGCGTATATGGGTCGCACGTACCCGCAGAAGGACATGAACCATAATGCAGATATTATGGCGATCTATGACTCAGTGCTCACCGGCGACCCGCGCGGCGCGTACGACGGCCTCCCGTAGGGGCAGGCGAAGGTCCGCCAGGCTTAGGGGCAGAGGTGGGCAGGCCCGAGTACGGCGTCTCAGCAGGGCTGCCGCCAACAGACGCAGGGGCGAGCTGCTGACCTCCATAGTAGCTGGAGCCCTTTTTCGTCTTGGGCTTCTGAGTACGACCGCCAGACATCAGGGCAGGGTTGCCCTTCCACGTGGCGTCAGGGAGGCGCTGGGTAGGGGCCGCACCATCGGAGAGGACGGAGCCCGTGTAGGGGCCGCCCGCGAACGAGTACAGCTGACCACCCTTGTGCTTGCGCGTACGACGGCCGCCCATCGGGCCCGCCTTGCCCATCATCTGACCGCCCTTCTTAGCGCTCTTCCACGACGGCTTCGCGGCCTTCATGGCATCTCCGAGGGACATGCCAGGCTTCTTGAAGGACATTACGTGCTTGATCCAGGGGCTCATCTTTCCACGGCGACCACCATCCATATCGTCGCTCATTTTATTCTTTAGGTAGACTTTATTGTGAAGTCGTACATAGGAGATGACATCCGCTTGGGCTGGAACGATACGTTGGGATTCTGGGGCGCCGGCTCCTTGTATGTCAAGGGCTTGTAACGCAGCGGCTCGGGCTTGATGGCAAACGAGCTCTCCAAGAACTTTCCAGTATAAAGTTCCATCGCATTGTCCAGGCTGCCGTACATCATGCCAACCCACTGGCATCCGTAGGCAAAGCAGATTTCGGGGTTAGAATTTTTGAACGCGGTTGTATCCATGTCTGGAACAACCATGGTGATATTGCGCTTGTTGAACTCAATCAGCTCTTCATGATCATATGTTTGAGCAGCCTCGGTATATGTCAAGCGACGCATGCGCGACGACGACCACGAGATATTCACCAGCTCTTCCATTCCGTTGCCCTTGGTGGCATCGTCGGATGTGACAATTAGCTTGCCCATCAGATTGCAGATCGGCTCCACCGCCAGATTCTTGCGCTGGAAGCTGTATGACGAACTCAGCATGAACTTGCGCAGGGTGGTCTTCATAATATCTGCACACTCGTTGATGAGAGCCGTGTTGTTGGTGTGGAAGACGATGCTAACAACAAAGGGGTTCTTATATCCTGCTGTTACGTCTGCACTAAATGCTGAATTGGCAATCTCCGTGCAGCAGTCCTCGAACGGCAGAGTGTTGTAGGTCAGCATCTTCAGAGTCTTTTTGCTTCCTACACCCACAACTGGCTTCTTATTCACTTCGTAGATATGGAGCTCAACTAGACGGCTACCCGCGCGAATTACCTTTTCAATTGCCTTGGGGGTAATATACGTATAGACGGTCGTCGCAGGGAGAATCGTGTATCCCGATGATGCCATATAGTAGTCGCATAGCGTATCCTTGTTGGGGCAGGCTAGAGGCGTAGGCTTAATGAGATCAGCGTAGATATTGAGGTTCTTGGTGAGAACATCGCTCCCGGGGACATTTCCGTTCAAGTGGATCACAAAGAAGTAGGTTACCAGAGAGACAACGAGCAGTGCTCCGCCGACAAGCATGAGTACAGGGATACGACTCAGCCACTCTGACCACTCCATTACTCTTACTTGCGCGAATTCTTATACTCAAAGAACAGCGGGCGCATCAGTTTGATGACATCGTCGGGAACCTTCTCGTCCATCGGGATATCAAACAGCGAGCAGTGTAAGAAGTAGATACAGTACATTCCACACTGAGATCCCTTGTACTGGTGACGCGTGTTGTTATAGAACAACTTCATAGGCTGCGGATGAATTTTTAGGGCATCGATCTGACCCTTCCAGCGTTCCATAAGACGTTTGACTTCCTTCTCGGGCGCACGAGCATACGAATCAAAGTAGGTCATCTGAGGGTACTCTAGTTCAGGACGAATATCAGCAAATCCAGCAATCCAGTGTTCGCCCGGTCCGTCGTGGGGATCCGTATTGAACACAATACCAATCCGGCGATACCCTTTCTTGTAGAGCTCTGAAATACTCAGACTGCACAGGGAATTTACGAGACACTCTCCCGTCTTCTTGTGCAGGTCAAAGTCGATAGGAACTGTACCGACATAATAGTAATCGGGAATCAGCTCTTGATAATACTTCTGTGACTTATCGATATCGTCCGAGGATAGCCATTCTTCACTATTCACTTTCCACGAGTTGGGAGCAGCGGGGCGTTTTACCAGTGCATGAACCACACATTCGGGAGTTCCTGCGTCACACACGCTCTTTAGACGACTCGTAATTTCCTTCCACGCAGTTTCGGTCTTTTTGATAGGAGGCTCGTGAGGATGTTCCTTGTTGTACGCTATCCGCAGTTTATCGACTTCCCGCGGGTCCATCTGTTGTTCAAAACGGATCTTTCTTTTTCAGGGGAGGAGAGGTATCATACACCAGAATGAGCATTGATCAGCGCGACCTCGTGAAGGCTGTCCGCAACTACCGTGCCATCGACGACAAGCTGAAGGAGATCAACAAGGAGATTCATAAGCTCCGCGAGAACAAGAAGTTTGTCGAAAATGAGATGAGCGATATCCTTCGTCGGCAGAACTTTGCACATATCTACAAGCTGGAGATTGCCGACGATGGTTCCTATATCCGCATCCAGCGTCCCGAGACGTGGAACAAGCCTTGGTCCATGGGTGCCCGCGAGCTGCAGGGACACATCGATGAGTACTTCAAGACCCATGCAGGTCCCAACGCAGATGGATGCTACAAGTTTATTGTGGATCGCAAGAAGAAGGACATGGTTGCGAAAGAGTTCGCCTTTACGCGGATGATGCCTCTAGACAACAATGACGACGGAGCGGGAAGTCCTTAAGTGGTTGAATACCGAGACGCGGGATGGGCAGTTGCATGAGGACGAGGTGAAGTCTCTTTTTCTAGAGATTGAGCAGGTCCTTGCTGAAAAGAACTTACTGCGCCCAGACTTTAAGAAGTACAAACCACTCTTCTATCGGCAGTTCTGTGACAGGATCTATGAGCACTCGCACTCACGATAAGATTGTCAAGGAGTTTCGCGACTTTCACGAACGGTTAAGTCATATCAAGACTGGATGTCAGTTTTTTGCTACCATGTGTCCTCTTTGCGATATCATCGTTCATGAGCAGACGGATAGATATCCGGCTGCTGTTGAAGAGATTCTGTTGCCAGTCATTCAGCGGTACTGGAGTCGCTGGGAACGGGATGGGTATTCTATTGGGCAGAAATTGACCTCTGCGGAAGAAATGTGCGCATCGCTGTCGTTTGATGCCTTTGCGCGTTGGATTCAGCCAAAGTACAGGGATATCCCAGACCTCGACGATGAAGAGTTGATTCATCATCGCTACGTTATCCAAAAATTAACGCGGTGATAGACAAACACACCATGGAAAAGATGACACCCCCCGCAAAATATACTGGAGGACAGGGATGTGGCTGCTCGGGCGGACGCCGCACCCGCAAGGCGAAGAAGGGAGGTCAGCTGTCGCCGATGCCTCTATCCGATGCTTCGTCTGCGGGTAAGACGGGCGCTCGTCGTCGTAAGCACCGCGGAGGCTCGATGCTGGGCGATCTGCTCCTCAGCGGTACGGCTCTGGGTCTGTACTCGTACTTCACGAAGAAGCGTGGGGGCAAGCGCTCTCGGAAACATTAATCTCAGGTAGCTGAAACCCGTTGAACTCGGAGGCACTGACCCACGAGTATGCTCCAATATTCTCTACTTCAAGGATGTCTGTATCGTCGATCTCTTTCGGCAGCCACACATCTTTTGCAATGACGTCGGCCGAATCACATGTGCGTCCAAATATCGTAAATTTCTCATAGGATGTGTAAGGCTTGCGCGTGATACACCGAAACGTGGGCTTGAACCCGTCAAAGAGCACACCTGAGAAAATACCATACACTGATTCATCGATAGTAATACTTCCTCTCTTCTTTCCAATCACCGGAACCCGTAGAGTACAAGTCTCGGATGCGAAGAACCTGCCCGGCTCAGAGATGGTCTTTTTGAAGGGTAGGGATTCTACCTGATCACGGATCACTGGCGCAAGATCGTCGCGGAAGAAGGAGTTGTGCTCCGAGCTGCCCGAGAATCCTCCGCCAATATCCAGGAGCTCAGGGGTAAAGACCTGCTTATGAGCCTTGAAGATATCGATGTACTGCTTTACGGTATCAAAGGCAGATTGGTAGGCGCGCACCGACGTGCAATCGCTGCCGACGTGGAATGCAAGACCATAAATATGAAAACGGGGTTCGTGATAGATAAGTTCTTCAATATCTTCTAGACGGAACCCGAACTTCTTGTTGAGGGGGATTCGGGCATCGCCCTTGTCATCTACAAAAATACGAAGAATAGGTTTAGTTTTTGGTGCTTCATCTGTTATTTTCATGAGTTCGGGGAGACTGTCGAAAGTCATGTAGGGAATAGCGTCTTTACGGATGCGGAAGAGTTCGTTTCGAGACTTGCAGGGGTTGGCGTAGATGATATCGGCAGCCGTCGCACCAACCTGTTTCACCCGGTTGATTTCATCGACTGAGGCACAATCAAACCCTACACCGCCCCTCTGCAACTCTGCAAGGATAGGTGCCATGTTATTACACTTCACGGCATAGTGCGGACGGATGTTCGGCAGAGCAGAGTTCCAGAGGCTGAGGCGGCACCGCAAGGTGCGGAGGCTGACCGTGAGTTTCGACAGTGTTATTGACTTTACAAAAGAGAATAATATGTAAGGCATTTTAAAGTACCGCGTCTTCTATATATAAGAGCCATGACGACCGAGTTTTACAGCCCGTACAATCCCAAGAATACTCCTCTGACTCCAGACGATGTCCAACACATCCTCTGTATTCAGGGTTACCGGGTAAAGGATATTGGGATCTTCCAGAAGGCGATGATTCACACGACGTATGTGCGTCGCGAGTCTTATACGACATTGACAGGCGAACCTGCTGTCTTGGCTCCTTGTCCTCCCGGGGTCATGGATCTCCAGGACGAGTCGTATGAGCAACTAGAGTTTCGCGGTGATGCCCTGCTGGGTGCATCGGTGGCGAATTACCTGTGCGAGCGCTATCCCGGTGAGTCCCCTGGCTTCCTCACCAATACGCGCAAACTCATTGTGCGCAACAAGACGCTGGGAGCTCTGGCGCGGGACAAGCTTCGGCTGGACAAGTTCTTTGTGATTTCCAAGCATGTCGAAGAGATGAAGTCCGAGCACGGGCGACAGAACATTGAGAAGCTAGGGGATGTTCTAGAAGCCTTTATTGCGGCTCTCTGGATTGATTCAGGGTTCAAGTTTGAGGTCGTGAATGAGTTTGTCGTGAATCTGGTGGAGACGCATCTGGATATTCCCACGCTCTTGCGCGAGGATGATAACTACAAAGATCGCATGCAGAAGTACTGCCAGCAGAACCACCAATACACACCAATCTACAAGATGATCCCTGACGGAGCAGCAGGTTTTACCATGGCAGTGTGCAAGCCTAACGGCGAGATTCTGGCGATGGGAAATGCCTCGACCAAGAAACAGGCAGAACAGAATGCTTGCAAGAGCGCGCTTGAAAAGTTCCTATCCGCTACTGGATAATGTACTGGCCTGCGCGGTATTTCAGCGGACTCACGCGAAAACAGAACAAACAGCGAAAAAGCACCGCGACTCGCCGTCGTAAGATGTCGTGGAAAGACCCTAGGGCATACGTTCCATTCAAGACGGATCAGGGGGTCAAAACACGTACCTCCAAGTATGTTCGCGAATGGAAGAAGACCTTCCCCGACGCCCACGGCCTCCAGGCGTACTCTCGAGCCACCGGCGTCCCGCTCCCCATTGTCCGGGCATCCTACAATCGCGGAATGGCGGCGTGGCGCACAGGGCATCGTCCAGGGGCGACGCAGCAGCAGTGGGGGTATGCTCGTGCCGCCAGTATGCTGACGTGCGGCAAGACACATTATACCACCGACGCCGATCTTGTCGATAAAGCCAAGAAGACCGCTAAA